AGGCTAGAAGTCCACCTGCACCACCACCACCGCCGACATATCCACCACCACCACCGCCGCCTGCAATAACCAATATGTCACACGTTAGATTGGCATTAGTGACGCCTAAAGTGCCATTACCTGTAAAGACTCGGTAATTAAATCCGCCAGAAGTGTAGAGAGTGCCGCCCGTTACTGTTGCAACGGCAGGTACATAAGGCGCCAATATGCCTGCAATATTGTTAAGCATTACCCAATAGCCCCGACGATGTACCAAGTATCCGTGCCCGTCTTGATGCAGGCTGCAGAGCGATTCTGTCCGAGTGTTGGAGAGGCTGGAACTGCGCCAGCCGAAAGAACTGTAGTTGTGCCTGAAGTAACTGCTGAGATCGTGCAGAGCCCGGCGCCTTCATTGAGGATAGTAATACATGAACCGACAGGAATAGCCGCTGTAGCGTTGGTAGGAATCTTGAGCGCAATCGCTGTGCCCTTGTTCATAGGCACTAGAACCTGATAGGAATCAGCAACGGTAAGCGTATAGTCGTTGACCTGATCAGCCTTGATCTCAAAGGTCACGAGGCCGTTATAGTCTGCCGCCGTAAAGATGTCGCCTGTTGTTGCTGGGAATCCTGTTGCCATTATTTATCTCCTAGTAACCCATTATGGATTGTCCGATTATACCGTAATTCGAGGATCCTAATATGAATCCTTCGACTATAGGCTCAAGTGTTGTAACTGTCACCTTCATGCTGTTAGGGGTTATATCCCACGCCAAGCCCTGCGCTTGCAAGGTCTTAACGATTGTCGAGCCATCTGGCTGGACGTTGGTAATCTTTAAGTTATCAAAGTAATCAAGCCCGATCATCGTGTCTGTAGGCACGTTAGGGTCGAGTAGATCAACTGTCATTGCATCGATGCGGATAGTAGTTTCTGCACGGGTAGCGACGTATATTTTGGCAATGTCTGTCACTTGAGCATCTGTCTGAGCGATCAAGTTTTCGACGTTCATGCCATGAGGGAAGTACTTAGCAATCGAATCGGGATTGTTAGCCGTAACCTGAGTGCCACCGACTCGCGTCATAGTCGCACTGTTGATGATCAACTTGTCATCAAAGGCAAATTTAAGATTCGCGTATGGAATACCAGTAGTCTGATTAAACTCAATCGCTGCCGGGGCTAGAGAGCCTACGACATCGGATCGATCTCGGAATTCTACTTCTCCATCTGCGCGGACATAGAACGCGCCTTGCTCAGTAAATTCTGCTACCTGAATCGCCGAAAGGCTTGATCGAGTAGTCGCTGGATCGGCCTGAACTGTCGTAGATCCTGCATCGATAATCCTCATACTAGACGGAAAGTCTACTTGATCTAAAATCTTTTCTATGCGTGTTCCAGTAGTCTGCCCTGCCGTAGCGCTAGCAACTGTGTTCACGTTAGCCATAGCAAAGAGGCGGAAGGCATCTGCACAACTTATATCGACATAACCTAATTCTTGTCCGACTGGATAAGTGTACTTATAGTCTGTGACATAACCAGAAAATAGAAATGCCTGTGTCGTAGACGTAGTAGCCGCTACACGAATCTTACGAAGTGGAGTCAAGTACCCGAAGTATGGACTGGCTGGATTCTGTGGGTTAAAGTCACCATTCTGATCAATTACTCTCACTGTGCAATTACCTGCCTCATAGGTATCGCGCATAAGATTGCGGCCTCTGCTGATCTTGATCTGGCGAGTCTGAGAACTCAGATCAATGACGGGGTCAAGAACTTCACTTGCAGAAAATTGAGATACTCCGATGATGCCGTTAATTGGGTCGCCAAGAACGAACCCGAGGCCGAAGGTAGCCCCAGAACTGAAGTCAAAAGATACCGAGATCGTTGCTGGAAGAGTCATAGGGCTACTGGCGTGTTAGCGAATCTACCTAGACGATTAACGTTGACGAAAGATCCTGAGAGCGATTGATTAGTCAATTCTGTTTTCGCAGATGAGTTAATCTCTGTGCCATCGACCTCAACCTTGACAAAGATATTAGATTGTGACTCGGCTGCTCTAGCGGCTGCATCAGCCTTATCCTGCGCGGCCTGAGCCGCAAGGAGAGCATCTAGTAATTCCCGTGTCGCATCTGTGGTCTGGGCTGGAATTGTCTGAGGTGCATTGATTACTGTTTCAGGTGATACGCCTAAAGACACGGCTGTGTAGTTTAGAAGATCTGCCGGGATCTTCCAATCTTCATATGGGTTAGGCGCTTTAGGTGTAGCCAATAGAGCCGCGGCGAGAGTCTGCTGACGCTTAACTGCTGCTTCAAGTTCTGCTGATAGTTTATTAGCCTGCGCTTCATTCTTATCTAGTAGGGCTAGTTGGAGTTGCAGTGATAGGCGATCGGTTTCGCTAATCTTGCCACGAAGTGCAGCGGTCATTCCGATGCGTTCTAGGTCAATAGTTTTAGCGGCTCTAGCCAGAGCGTTGGCTTTCTTTTGTGTGTCTACTGCTTTCTTCTGTAACGCGGCTAATTCTCTGTTTCGTTTAGCGGCGGCCTTTTCTGCGGCTTCACGCTTTAATCTCTGCGCTCTTGCTTCTGGAGTTTCAATATCACCGCCGGCGCCCCCGGAGCCGCCGCCGAATGAGCGACGGGCTGAGCCGACGTTTCGTCTTGTTATTCTTTCAGAATTGCCAGTAAGGCGATCTAGAAAATCAGTAATTTTATCTGCTAAGGAATCTGCTTTGCCATAACTTTCAGTAAAAAAGTTAGCCACGCTCTTGCCAAGTTTTGCCATCTGGGTAATTGCGTCAGATGTATTTGTCGCCAAGGTCTGCATCGTTACGGCTAGATCCTCGACAGACGTGTCGCCCGAAAGTATCATCAAGGAATCCATTAGACCCTGACCGATAACTTCTGATGCCTCGCCGGCTGCGTTAGATAGGATGCCCATCTGACCGGCATAGGTTTCTAGATAGGCTGCGTTAGCGCCTGAAAAATTCTTGTTCATTCTTTCTTGCACTTCGGCAAAACTCATTGTCTTGAGTTCTGCCTGAGTCACTCCTAGGGAGTACTTACGAAGTCCTCTAGTCTGACCGACGTAAGCCATGCTCAGATCGTTTACCACTGTTTCGTAATCGACCCCAGAGCCACGAGATATGTCTAGCGCCTGTGTCAGTAATTCTTGAGATTTAGTGACTGATCCTGTTGTCTGTAATAGGCGCTGCATTGCTGGACGAAGTTGATCATCTGTCACGCCCGAGGCACTAGCCATCTTTTCAATAAATTCTTCAATGCGTGGAGTTTCGAAGGCTAATCCAAGATTCTTAACGGACTGCGCTAAGCGTGTCGCAGCCTTCTCATCTTCGATAAATGCCTTAGCGGCTGCTTTACCGAATTGAGTTATCTTCTGAATGCTAAAGGCAGCGATAAGCGCAGCGCCTAACTTCTTTACGCCTTTATCTAATTTACCTGTAGCCTTCTCGGCATCGCCAAAGGCTTTTTTCCCCTTGAACTCACCGATAATCGGTATGCGTAATTCAGCCATTAGATATCCTTCGCGTTAAACTTAGCGGCTGCCTTTTCAAGCGCCTTGATGACTCCAGCCTTAGCCTTGCCTTCATCTTCTTTGTAAGCCTTAAACATTGCGCGACCTGCCGACTTCCCAGATCCTGTAAGTGCGCTGCCTGTGTTGCCAGACTTACGCCCGGCTGTTTCGAAGATAGCGCCAGCGGCGGTCTTATTGTGGATCGATACTGTCTGCACCCATCCTTGGCGGTTAGGCTTAGTCGGTGTCAATTTATAGCCTACGCCTCGACGTGCAAGACCAGCGTCATACTTAGGGAACTGACCCGGCTCAGCAGAGCCTACCCAGCCCGAAGGCATCGAGGAATTCGCAGGCATATAGCCACGAGCCTTCTTGACGAGAGGCTTAAGGAATCCGACCATCTCATCACGTGTGGCTTTATCCAGATCAGGATCGAACTTCTTCAGAGCCTTGCGAAGCGCGTTAGCGCCTTTTAACTCTGTAGGCATCGCTCTGTTCCTTTGCTCTGTCCTTTAATGCTTTAAGAATCATCTGAAGCATCGTAGGATCTAGGTCGATTAAAGATTGTGGTGGGATAGCCGTTTCAATGCTCAAGCGAGCAATGAGGTAGTGGATGCTATCCCGACCGATTAAGCCAAAGGGTCTGACTCAGCAACCTCGACACTCTTTAAGGTATCGAGAAAGTCTGACCCGAACGGCTTGACTGTGACTCCACTTAGTCGAAGGCCTTCCCACGCTAGCCAATAGACATCACTCTGCTTTTCATCATCGCGGAACGCTTTGTGAAATCCCTTTTTTGCATATAACTCGAACGCATACTCTAATCGAGGTGTGATCTCGATCTCGGTAATGCTGTTGTCTGCCATCGTGACTATTAACTTTGCCATGCTGTGCCCCTTTGTTAGTTGTTTAGAATGTGCCTGTTGATGCAACTGCTACTGTACCACTTACGTTCCATGTTACAGATTGCATTCCGAGATCGCCGACTGCGCCGTTGATGTCTGTTGTGTTATTGACAAGGCA